CTTGTTCATTCTCATCGTTAATCCAAGGCAACAAAGCAGTGCAGTACTCCTTGTTGGGACCAAAGTGAACGAGAGTTGGATTGGAGTAAATGTGCCAGTTTGGATACTTCGCCAGCAACTCTGATAGAGAGTTCAGTGAGTTGTTGTTTCTAAAAAATGTATCGTGGTTACCACATATGATATGGTTTTCTGTTCCAAGTTGCTCAAACACATCAAGTACTCTTTCCCGGACTTGGTTTAGAGTTCGGAAATTTATATACTTACGGCGATCAAATAAATCACCTAGATGGAACACATATTGAATTTTATTTTCTTCAATATAAGGAAACAGTTGTTCCTCAAAGAAGCGAATGAAATACTCATTTACCGTAGTCGAATCGCCTTTGAATCCAAAGTGCGTATCGTTTAGAATAACTGCTTTACACATTTAACGAACCTGTATCCTTGGCCTTCTTCTTTCTTCCTTTTTTCTTGCCTTCAAGAAGTTTGTCCATCTTTTCTACTTCGGTTTCACCGATACCAAATGCATCCTTGAAGCCATTTTCCACACCAGAAAACTTTTCATTGAACCACTTATGAAACTCTGGATCGTTTTTGCTTTCAGCGAGCTTAAACTGAATGTACTTTTCTTTCTTTTCCTTGTTGATGATTCTTACAAAGGAAAACCAGCAAATCTGGGTTAGATATCCGAATGGCGACTTTGAAACATCTGGATCAAAATTGTCAATATAGGTGATGCAGTTTAAAACCGCGTCGGAGACCATCTCCTCGCGGTAACTGTAATTGGCAAAGTTGGGTCTATAAGAGAGTCGGCTGGCTATCTTTAAAATAGATTCACCTATGTAATCTGGTAGCTTTGGTTTTTTTCTACCAGAGTTCTCAGCATCTTCTCTCTTCTTCTTGTAATCTACTAACTCTTGATATAATCGGGCGTTATCAACGTAATCGCCGTCTTTATCCTTTTTCTTCTTTGGTTTCTTTGGTTTTTCCTTTGCCATGTGCTAATTATACCACAATTATATTACAAAATCAAGCCTGTAGTAGTTTTAAATCTTCATCATACATCATATGGGATAGTTCTACCATGTCTACGCTCGGCTTCCATCCTAGTGTATTTTGTGCCTTAGACGAGTCTCCCAACAAATACGGAACTTCCATTGGTCTAAAAAACTTTGGATCAACCACAACATGGTCTTTCCAACTTAGCCCAGCATAATTAAATACCTCTTCCAAAAATTCACAAATAGAATATGTCTTTCCTGTTGATATAACATAGTCATCTGCCTTTGGTTGCTGAAGCATCAGATGCATTGCTTTTACATAATCTCCAGCAAATCCCCAATCTCGTTTGGCATGTAGATTTCCCAAACATAATTCCTTTTGTAGACCTAATTTAATCTTAGCTGCCGCCATTGTTATCTTGCGGGTGACAAAGGTTTCTCCTCGTCTTGGAGATTCGTGGTTAAACAAAATACCAGAAGATGCATGTATACTGTAGGAGTTTCTGTAAATATTTACTAAATTGTGTGCACATACTTTTGCTGCAGCATATGGAGATACTGGGCATAGTCTGGAAGATTCATTATACCCTTGCTCTGGCACATTTGGATTATCTCCAAACATTTCTGATGAAGAGGCTTGATAAAATTTAATTGTTGGATCCGTGTTTCTAATTGCTTCTAACCAATGCAATGTACCAGACACAATACCTTCGACAGTATGCTCTGGTATGTCAAAAGATACCTTTACGTGAGACTGTGCCCCGAGATTATAGATTTCTTGTGGTTTATATTGGTTAATGTAACGGTAACACGCTGAAGCATCATTCAAATCATAATATTCCAATTTAAAATTTGGATTACTATAAATATGATCAATTCTCTGAGTTGTAATTGTACTAGTTCTTCTTTTAAGACCAACTACAAAATAACCCAAATCCAAAAGATGTTCTGCTAAATAAGAACCATCTTGGCCATTAATGCCGGAGATTATTGCAGTTTTCATATTATGACTTCATTATTTAATTTTAAATAAATTTAAAGATATTAAACATAAATGTTTTTCCATTGCATTAATGTTTTTTTTGTATGAATATCTGCCTGCTCTTTAATTGTCGATTGAATTTCTTTTTTATTTTTTTTAATAAATTGAACGCAATCGTATAATTCATCCATGCTGTCTATATAAATTGCATATTTTGAATAATATTCATTATACCATTCACAAAAATTAACAGTCTGTTCATTTATTCCTGAACCAAAAAAATAATTAGGTTGTTTTGCTAAATTTAATAAATAATTTTTACTTGGTATAATAACTGGCATTAAATTTTGCATAAATTCAAATGTAACTAATTTAGAATATTGCTCTGGAAGAACAAAAAAACAAATAAAATTATTAACAATATTTTTAATTTCTTGAGGTCCTCTGTAATTTGCTACAGTCGCTTTTAAATTTTGATTTTTACATATCGAAACTGTATTTTGAAATTTACTATCATTGTGATATCTTGAAACTAAAACGTCTCCAAAAGCTTCTGTCATTGACTGTGTATCATCATATCCAATATAATGCTGTTCTCTTGAATTTATTTTTTCTGTTAATGATAATCCCATGGGGGTTATAGTTTCTTTATTTGGAGATATTCCAAAACTATTCATCCAATATGTTTCAAAATTAGTATATGGAATTATATTAATATTTGGATTTTTACTTGCTTCTCTAAATAAAGAATAATAATAATAATCTCCTTGCACATCATAATCAAAACGATTGCATACCCAAATATTTAATTTACCTTTAAAATTATTAATATTTTGTAAAAATATTCTTGACAAAGGTGCGGTGTCACTTGTAATTATATAATCAAAGCTATTAAAATAATCTTTATTTTTGTTCCAAATATCATTACATAAATCTTTTGTGGGTGTAAAATATCCTCTTGGAAAATTTGTACCATCTCCCATCCAAGGAGTAAAAATACTTTCTAAACATAGATTTAATTTTTTACAAATATATTGATGATCTTTTAAACAACCGTAGTGATGAGAAATATGTAAAATTTTCATTTTTTAACTTATTCACTAATTACAATACTTAGAATGCTATTATCAAATATTTTTCCAGTATGTTCTTGATAACCATTTTCTACTTGAATATTTTTAACATCAAATAGTTCTGTGCATTTTATAGAATACAAATCAATTAACTCTTCATTCATGTCATCCAACAATAGAGTAAAGTTTTTTATTTTTGCATCTTTTAATGCTGTTAATTCTTTTTCTATGGTATTTTCTACGCCGTCTCCTGATGTTTGACCACCAGAACAGTGTGCGTCTAACCAAAATAAAATATTTTTATTATATGTTTTTAAAATATTTGGTAACAGCAAACGACTGTCACCGAATAATATATCAACATTTGGATTTTCTATAAAACGATTTTTACAAATACTATAGTGTGTTGGAGCTAACTCAATACTTATTACTTTTGAAAATCCAGCATTAAGTGCTGCTTGAACACCATCTCCCAGATATGTTCCAGTTTCGATAAAAGTGGAATAATTATTTTTATATTTTAAAAAAAGTCTTCCGTCAAATTGTGTTGGCATATAGTTTAATTAGAGTTTGATTTAATCCAAGTAGGCAAATCTATTGAAGGCTTCCAATTCAAATGTTTTTTAATTTTATCTATATTGGCCAAAGTAATTCTAGCCTCACCCAATCTTGCAGGAATGTTAATGGTATTGCCGCCAATCAGCTTGGCAATTTCATTTACAGAATAATTTGTTCCAGTTCCTACATTATAAATTTGACCAAACTTATACAAATATTGTTTTGCATTTTCTGTTTGCCATTCTTCAAATTTTTTGGTTGCTGCTAAAATATTTGCATTAACAACATCTGAGACGTGAGTAAAGTCTCTTCTTTGTTCACCGTCTCCTACAATTGTCAATGGTTCATTATTCTTTTTTTGTCTTTGAAATATTCCAATGACAGGAGCATATTGTCCTTTAAGTGGTTGTCTTTCACCATAGACATTAAAATATCTAAAAATTATTGTCTCAAGATTATATAAACTTGAATACATTTTGCACAATTCTTCGCCAGAAACTTTAGATACGGAGTATGGATTCAAACAATCATTTGGCATGTCTTCTGAAAGGGGGCAAGAATTTTTTAATCCATATGCAGATGAAGTTGAAGAGTACATGACTCTTTTTACTTTATAACGTCTACACAACTCAAGTATAGTTGCTGTTCCAACCATATTTGATTCTACCGCTTTAAGTGGATCTTCAATGCATGGCTGAATTCTTGCCTCTGCAGCAATATGAAATACTACATCTGGATTATGTCTTTTAAAGACATCAGAACACATTATATAATCACATATGTTGTATTTGTAATTATTTGCTAAAGGATTCCAATAAAAATGATCATGTGCATCTGATGATTCATTATCAATAACAGTTACATCATGTCCTTCTAAAATCAAACGGTCAACCAAATTAGATCCAATAAATCCAGCTCCACCTGTAACTAAACACTTCATATCAATTGTTTTCCTTTATTAAATTTTTGTATTCTTGCAAAATATTTGTAGAATCCATGTGTTGTCTTTGTGTATAAAATGCAAAATGAGAACACATTGCGCTACCGCAAATAGCATTTAATTTTTGTATTTCTTTTGGTTTATCTACTGCTAACCATTGCTCTTCGTCCAAGCCAACACATCCATTAAATTTTGCAAATTCTGATCCAAACCAAGAAATTCCATTAATTGAAACTCGTTCATAATGGTGTAAAACCCATTTTTTAAATTTGTAATTATCAATTGTTCCAAGTTGCAAAGAATTTAAAAATGCTCTATGTTTAAGTTCCGCTACATGAGGACTTTCCCAACCAATAGAATCCATACAATTATAGCTAATTTTAAGATCCATCTCCAAACATCCAAATCGTTGATGAATATGATCAATAATTGCATTATTGATAATATTTCCATATACTAAAAAGTATTGAGGATTTTGTTTTCTAAAATTATATAAATTTTGTATAAAATTATTTTCTAACCAAACAATATCATCATCTAGACGAATGTAAATTGTTTTTTCGTCAATTGTATTTTTAAAAAAATGATGAATTGCCCAACCACCTTCGCCTTTTTTGGGATCAATGTCAGCAGAAAAATCTAAAGTAATAAAATCAGGATATTTTTCTTTTAATGAATAAAAATATTGAATGTCATTTTCATTTTTTGTATTGACCCAGATACGATATTCATCTATAAAATTTTTTTCTCTTAAAATATATGGAAGCAAAAGTTCCATGTATCTTTGTCTACCAGCTGGAGTAACGACTACGCATTTGTATTCTTTATTCATATAAGACGCCTATTCCCATCATTTTTATAATCTTTTTTGAGGAATTAAATTCTATATGGGATTTTGAACTTTTTATTTCATCCCAAAATCTAGCAACACCACCATTTAAAGATGGATCATTTCTAATAAAATCATCATCAATGTCATGAAAGACACAGTATTTAGCAAATTTACCTACGTTTTCATAATCAGTTTTAACGGAATCATAAGAATGATCACCATCAATAAATACCAAATCAAATTTTTGATCTTTATAGTTTAAACTTATTTTATCGTTATATTCAAAATTAGGAAGTATTATGGGATTATGATTTATTGGGTCTATGGAAATACATTTAACTTTTCTACATGCATTTAAAAAAGATGCCAATAAATTAAAAGAAACGCCATTATATGTTCCTATATTTAAAAATGTATTTATAGGTTTATCGTAAAGAAATAACATCAGGTCGGCAAATTCATCTGGAAACTGCCACATGCCTGTACTTTTAGATAATGCATGTTCATAGTCCGGATGATATATATTACCTCTATCATCACAGTATAACTTGTTATCTAAAATAACTTGAATTAAATTATTTTTAGACAAACTTAAAAAATTGTTATTCATTGTTGTTCCAATTCAACTTGGCTTCTAACTAATGCAGATCCAATAACTTGGTGCATGTCATAATATTTATAGTCAGCCAGCCTACCGCCAAATAAATATTTTTTTTCAGACATACCCAATTCTTTATATTTGGAAAACATTAAATTATTTTTTTCATCATTGATTGGATAGTATGCTTCTTCGCCTCGTTTCCATGCTTTTGGATATTCTTTAGTGATAACAGTTTTTGGTTGATTTCCAAATTCAAAATGTTTATGTTCGCATATTCTGGTGTAAGGAATTTCAAAATTAGTGTAATTGACCAATGCATTTCCTTGGTAGTCGGGAATATCTAACACTTCATGTTTGAACTCCAATCCACGATACTCTAATTCTCCTAATGAATAATCAAAAAACTCATCAATCATACCAGTGTAAATGATTTTGTTGGCTTTTGACTCTAGATATGATCTATCTTTCAAAAAATCAACATTAAGTTCAATGTCAATACCTTCAATGATATTTTCCATCATTTTTGTATATCCTCCAATAGGTATACCTTGGTATTTACTCGTATAATAGTTGTCATCATAATTTAAACGTATTGGCAAACGTTTTATAATAAAAGATGGCAATTCGTTTGGAGATTTTCCCCATTGTTTCTTTGTATATCCATAAACAAATGTTTGATATATTTCTTCTCCTACTTGAGATAAAATCCATTCTTCTAAATTTTTAGGATTTAAAATTTTAACACGCACTTCATTTAGTTTCTTTTCAGCTTCTTGTGGCGTTTTTGTTCCCCAAAGCTGATACATAGTAAACAAATTTATTGGAAAGGAATAAATTTTTTCATTATAATTTACCTTTGGTCTGTTTACAAAAGAATTAAAATTTGCATACAAGTTAACATATTTCCAAATTTTTAAATCATTACAATGAAAAATATGAGGTCCATATGAATGTACGTGTATACTTTCTACTTCGTCTGTTCGTACATTTCCACCGAGTTTATTTCTTTTATCGATAATAAGGCACTTTTTTCCAGCTTTGGTTAACTGTTGTGCATATATAGAACCAAAAAGACCAGAACCCACAATCAGGTAATCATATTTCATATTTACTGTATACTTTCTTAAACTCGTTATATGTTGTTGGATCTTTTTGAGAAAAAGATGTACATCCATCATTAGGTGGTACCCGATAATGATGTATTCTTAAATCTGTGCTATTGCAATTTTTATTAGAGTCTAAAGGAATTGCAGTTTCAAAATTTGTTCCGACTGCTCCTGCACAATGTACTATAGACCATGAATGTAAATCATGTTTGATTGGAAAGTCATATCCAAATTTAACAATAGATTTTCCTCTGTGTAAAAATTTTCCATTCTTAAATGTTTGCCTTTCTGTTTCAGACCAACGATATTGTGTATCTTTTTGTAAAAATACTTCAAAATCTGTATTTAAAAAAGAAGTATTTACATCAAAACTTGGAACGTATAAATGATTTGTTTTTTGTAAATCAAATAATAAATTAATTGTTTCTACTACAGATTTGTTAGTATCAGTTGTCAAACACTCATCTACATCTACAAACGCACAAAATGATTTATTTTTTCCTTCGACAGAGGTATTTAATTTATTAAAAGTATTAAACCCATTTAAAAATGATCTGGCAATTCTTTTGTTTAATGGTATATCTGTTTGATATTCTTCTGTCTGTAAAGAACTTGAATACATTTTTTCTTTAACGTCTGTTTGATTTATTATAACATTAATTTTATAACTTTGAATTATATCTTTTAAAATTAAAATAGAATTATCAGAAGAATGGTCATCATAAAGAATAAACGTATTAAACCCTTGTTCAACATGATATAAAATCCAAGGTTTTAATTTGTTTTCTTCATTTCTATACTGAGTGCATATTGAATATATCATTTAAATTATTTGTAAAATAGTATTTATTCTATTAATATAAGTATGGTTTTCTTTTACTAGTTTTAAAGAATTTTTAAACATATTTCTTTTTGTAGTATCGTCTGTACCAAGATACAAAGACAAAAGATTTGACGTATCTTCTGAGTATAATACATTATTTTCTAAAAGCTCATACACTGTTTTGCTATTGGTCATACCCAGTTTTCCATAACTAATATTTTTAAATATTCTGCAAGGGAGATAACCATTAACTTTTTGCCATCTTCCAACTATACTTGGTGCAAGTTCGTTTGATTGAACAATAAATTTATTTTCATCAAATGAAGTTTTACCGGAATAGTATGTTAAAAATTTATAATTAGTCAAACTCAATGATTCAATAAAGGGATTTATTTCACTGACATTTCCGTGGTATCCATTCCATATTGATCCAATCCAAACTGCTGTTTTATTGTCGGCAGTATGATAATAGTCATATATTTCATTTGGCAATAGATCTGTAGCCCACGGTTGGTATAAACATTTTTTAATTGAATCATAATAAATACAGTCGTTTATTTTTTGGCCACTCACGCCAACAGAATTTTCAATCCCATTAGAGTAAACTTGTAAATTTAAAATATTTAAATTTTTGTATTTGTTTGGATCACAATTGTGCAAAACGTATTTACTAGAAACCGATATAGGAATATTTTGATCAACTTGTGTTTCTGTTATAAATAAACAATTATCAAAATTAAACGTTTTTACATCATCATTATTATCAAACCAATAAGTATCATAACCAAGAAATTTAAAAGCTTTGTAAAATCCTGCATGAATATAAGAATGTGTGTGGCTGTGTAACTTATGTCCCCAAATAATAATTTTCATAAATGTTTTAAATGTCTTAAATATAACAACAAAGTATGTTTTGTTCTACTAAAAATTTATAATTTGAATTTAAATTTAAAATGTAATTTTTTACTTCATCCACCTGTAAATTATTAAATTCCCAAGTACCAAAACAATGATAATCATCTATTAAAATAGTATGCTGAATGGTGTTGTTGGTAATTATTGATTCTAATTCTTTGAGAATAGGACATACACCAACATTTAGTTGATTTGCCAAATTTAACTGATGTTGCGAAAAAACAATACCAGTGTGATCTGCCATCACATGTGCATCCAACCATATCAATGCTGGTTGTGTTAATTTTGGAATTATATTATTTAAAAACGACGAAGAATCAGAAAAAAATACTCTTACGTCTTTTCCGGCAAATCGCCGTAAAGCATTATTTACATTTTCTTCGTCAATATCACAACTCAAAACAGATGTAAAGCCTAAATCCAAAGCAACTTGTATGCCATCTCCCTTCCACGTACCAGTTTCTACAAAGCAATCTAAATTGTTTTTATATTTTTTAATCGTATCGACTTGCCACATATTATGATCTCATTTCGCTGTGATTTTTATCTAATGCTAATAACTTTTTTTCAAAAGGAATATTCCAAGATTCTGGATAACAATAACTTGGAGTTAACACCTTTGTAGGTGGTTTCAAGTACATGTATTTATTCATGTAACTCTCATCGTGCCAAACCGGAACCAATCCATTTTGTTCATCTTCTTTTCTCCATGACACAATAATTTTTGACATTTTTAAAAATTGTTCCGCATTTCCTCCATTAAATCCTCCAGCATAATAAGCATTTCCACTGCCATACGGAATATATGCTTTACAATTTGGTCTGCGTTCGTATGAAAACTGTAAATTTAACTGACCCCAAAATCCTGGATGTAGTGTGGAAACAAGTTCTCCTAAGATTTCATTTCCTACCATGTCTACAAATTTCATATCTGCATCACAATAGTACAAATAATCAAAAGATTTTAAGTAATCTTCATATTGATCAAAATAATCATATCTCTTTAAGGTAGGTGCAGGCCAAGGTTCATGCTCTATTTGCATCATATTAAAGTGTCGGTTGGTCTGCAATTGCTTTGAATTGTTTGTAAAAATGCAATATGTTACATCACATTCTGGCAAAAACCATTTATCAGCACTTTCAACTAATGGATCTACAAATGAAATATACTTATTGGTTGCAATGACCAATAGGCCGACTTTAGGGGTTGATTCTTTGGTCATTAGTTGCTTTCTTATATGCCATGTTAATTTCATAAAATTTTTCTAAAGGGACGTAAGTCCACGGCATAGTCCAGTAATCATATTGGAAAAAATATGGATTTGAAGGAGCATAAACATTAAATTCTTCTTGTATTAACGCACACGCATAATCACAGTGCCATTGTTCATTTTTCCACACTGTTTCCATTACGTCTGCTACAGCGCTAGAATATCTTTCACTGCAATACATGATTGCATGTGTAGATAACATGTTTGAAATTTTATATATGTTTTTTGTAATCTTTTTAAATGTAGTCGGAGTATCCATTTTAGAAAACTTTTTTGCTCTCTCCGCGTCATACCCCCACATTGAATATCCCAAATAAATTGCATCTACATCATCTGGAACTTCAATTTGTTTTCTATACCCTTGTGCAGCAGTAACATCATCTTCTAAAATTAGAAATGGAGTATTTCCTTTATTTGAACGTAAAATATCAATGTGTGATAGGGCACAACCTTCAATTGCATTTTGTCCAGTTTTGGCCGAATACCTTTGATAATTTGTAAAATTTAAGTCGTTTAACAACTTTTCTGTTTGTTGTTTTCTTTCTGGTTTATTATCCATATTAACATAATATGTTTTTACAGAAGGTATGTCGATAATCATATTAATTCCCACCCATCACAATAAATATCATCCCAATTTTTTGCAACATTAGGAGAATTGCCAAACCATATCTTAGGAGCAATTATTTTTTTACTATTAGAAAGCCACGCTCCCCACCAGCTAAAAGAACTGTTTGCAATTACGTGATAATCGCATTTTGTCATCATACACATATCAACAAATTTATCATTGCCTCCCATAAGCATAACATTAATACCAAAAGACTTAAACATCTCCAATGCTTTTGGATAATCATCACTAAACAAAATAACTTGGCAGTCTTTTGGTAATTGAGATAAAGCTTGTTTATAATATTCTATTGAACAAATAGGGTGACAATCCTGAATATGCACATAATCACCCAGTCTAATATGTACAGATATTAATTCTGAATCGTTTCCATCAAATAAAGATTTGACTTTGTTTTCAACATCTGTTTTAAATTTAAATTCTTTGTTTTTTAAATCATTTTTATGACTTTTAAAATATTTTTCAGATTGAAAATACCCTCTAATATCACAGCCATCTGGAATATTTAAAATGTTTGAGTCATAATTAAAATGTGGTTCGACATAAACTGAAGTAGAAAATGCATTTGAAGAATCGGATGCGCTAATTTCAAATCCATCAGATAAACAAAAATCCAATTTGTCATTTGAACTTCTGGCTTTATATGGAACCCCAATCGAATAGTTTAAAGTTTTTCCTAGCGAGTACAAAGTGGCATATTGAAACATTTGATTTCCAAGACGCCCATACTTTCCTAAATGTTGAAATGTAATCATGCTGGCACCTGAAATTGAAGAGTGACGTTTTCTTCCCTAACAGGAAATTCACTATTTTTATTTACAAGAGGTCTGGCCGTAATAGCTTCCCAGCGATTTGCACTTTCTCTTGCATCAGATTGAACAAAAAATGGTTTATTGGGAGTTAAAACATTAAATCGCTCTTGAATAAGCGCGCAGCCATTATCAAATGGTATCCTTAACCTATATGCATACAATTTGGCAATTTCAGCAATCATTTTTCTATAATCATTGTTGATATATAAAATCGCATGTGTTGCTAAAATTTTACCAATTCTCATAAAATATTTGTTTACTTCTTTGGTAATGTAATGTGGATTGCCAGAAGAAACGCCAAGATACACTGCATCAGTATTATCTGGAATTTCAATCATTGGATGAAAGTCTTTAGTAAATTCACAATCATCTTCTAAAATTAATAAAGGACATGCATAAGTCATGTCCTCTAAAATATCGATATGAGATTGCGCACACCCTACGTAATGTTCAATTACTTTAGGAGTATTGGATGGTGGTGCAATCTGTCTAGCCGACTTTCTAAAAGTTGTCTGAAAACGATGTTCACGGAAACGTTGTTCCATTAAACTTGCGTTTACAGTGGCGCTGTCTAGATTGATCCACACGGTGGGAATAGTTCGTAAGTCTATTATCATATTTTCAACTTTTTAAAAACTTGCACTATTATAATCTATTTTAAAATATTGTCAAGTATCTCTTGACAACTCTTTTAAAGTACTCTATAGTATACTTATAATGAATCTAGAAACCCTTAAAGAAGAACTTAAAAAGGATTCTTTAATAGACTCTACAGAGTTAGCTAAAGAAGCCTTAAGGACTCCTGCAATACATGGAAAGTACCTCTCTATCCATGCAGATCTTAGAATAGAATACCAAAAGTTACAAAATGCATTTGCCATAATGAAACTTCGTAAGTGGAAAATATACAGCGGGAAAGCATCAAAGGAAGAATTGGAACAGTGGCAAGAAGATCCCTTTGAGTTAGACGTATTAAAAACCGCACTAGACAAATTCATGGATGCAGATCCTACACTGCTTAAAATTAAAACTGATCTTAACATTCTTGAAATAAAAATTAAAATGGTTGAAGACTTTTTAAAAGTTCTTTCTAACCGTAATTATGCCATTAAGTCTGCTATCGATTGGAACAAACTTGTAAATGGCATTTCTTGATACCCCTAAATATTTTTAGGTGTATACTATTATAGCGTCCGCAGAGGATCAAACCAAATATAAAATTGATTGTGAAGATTCAGTAAAACGTGAACTTCGCTCATATTTTTCATTTAAAGTTCCTGGTGCAGAGTATATGCCACTTTACAAGTCCCGTATATGGGATGGCAAAATTAAATTATACGAAATTAATAGTTCAACTTTGCCTAGAGGTCTAAAGACTTACTTGCAAAAGTTTTGTGAAGAAAGAAATTATTACTTGTTATTTGATGAAAAAGATTTAAAAAACATTGACATGACTGATTATAGTTTTGATCAGTTTTTTGAATCTTTAAATGTTACCGTAAAAAAGAACAAAGCGGTAGCACATAGTCACCAAAAAAGAGCTGTTATCCATGCTCTTAACCAAAGTAGATCAGTGATTGTTTCCCCAACAGGAAGCGGAAAATCATTGATCATTTATTTAATTATTCGATATCTGTTAAGATTTTTCGTGCAAGCACCTAAGAAAATTTTATTATTGGTTCCCACTGTGGGGCTAGTACAACAGATGGAGGCTGACTTTTTTGACTATTCAAAAAATGATAAATCTTGGTCAGTTACCAAATATTTACATAAAATTACTGCAGGCAAGGAAAAGGACACACATAAACCAATAATTGTATCCACTTGGCAGTCCGTATATAAACTTCCTAAACAATGGTTTGATCAGTTTGATGCTGTAATTTTTGATGAATGCCATCTGGTAAAAGCTGACTCTTTGGTTAATATTGGTAAAAAATTGACCAAAGCATGGTTTAGGTTGGGAACTACGGGCACCCTAGACCAAACTATGGCCCATAAATTGTCCATAGAAGGCACCCTAGGGGCTTCCGTACAGTTTATTACGACCAAAGGGCTAATTGGTCAAGGAGTCCTCGCTAGGCTGGCTATAGACTGTATAAAACTGGATTACGACGATACCTCCCGCGACCGACTAAAGAAAGCCAAATACCAAGAGGAGACCGGATTCTTGGTAGACTGCCACGCTAGAAACGAGTTTATTGCCAAACTTTGTGGTGAAACTAAAGGTAATACTTTAGTATTGTTTAACTATGTGGAACGACACGGAAAGCCATTATATGACCTCATACAAGCCAAGTATCCCAGTAAGAAAGTTTATTTCATTTCGGGGAAAACTGATGCAGAAAATAGAGAAGCAATCAGAAAAATCATTGACAAAGAAACAGACGCAATACTTGTCGCTTCTTTCGGTACTACGAGCACCGGGATCAACATTGTCCACCTTGACAACATCATATTTGCACATCCCACTAAATCAATTATTAGACTACTACAGAGCATTGGAAGAGGACTGAGAACCTCAGCCACTAAAAAGACCTTAAAGGTGTTTGACATTGTTGATGACCTTTCATGGAAAAGTTACAAAAACCATGTACTAAAACACTTTGAACAAAGACTGAAGATCTACGACAAAGAAAAATTTGATTATAAAGTTTTTAAGATCAAATTATAAAAACCCACAACCATAAATATAGTGAGGAGGAAGCATGGAAAAAAATAAAGACCAAGCTTCATCGTCTATTCGTGTTGTGAAGTTTTCATCAGGTGAAGAAGTAGTTTCTGTCGTAATAGATAATGATACGGAAGTTGTCCTCTCCAATCCCGCAAAAATTGTAATTTATACTACAACCAACGAAGAAGGACATGTCATTGAATGTTTGCGTTTAACCTCGTATCTGGCAAACATTAAAGAAAAAGCAATTACTGTATTAAAAGATTACATCATGTATATGTCCGAACCGTCAGAAGATATACTCAAGATGTATGATGCCTACCTGTCGTTTATGGAAGGACAGACTGGTGGAATAGTAACTGCTGAACTTGAAGAAGATGGCGATGCACTTGACATTGCTTGGACTTTGTTTTCTGATACTCATTTCGTAAACTTTTTACAAGAATTATACGAAGACAGTCATATCGATTTTGAAGAAATCGAAGAAGAAGACTTAATTGAGGAAGAAGAAATAAATAAATTGTGGGAAAAAGAAACTGAAGCCGAAAAGAAACCCAAGAAGAAACGTAAGTTTAAAAAAGAAGAATTAAAAATGCCTTATACACCAGACGGTGATATTAAAGATCCCAAAAGCTGGTCAGACAATCCAGAAGATTATTTGAAATGACAAACATTAATCCATTATTTTCAAATTGCTATAATTTTACGATAGATCGCGGAGACGATAAACTTAAATTATTTGGCCAACAAGTGGCGGTCCCGGGCTTAGCTATGAACGTACAGCCTCAGCCAACAGCTTTGGGTGTCCAGATTCCAATTTCAGTAAACACATTTAATTTTAATCCATTAGAATTAAACTTTATTGTAGATGAAAACATTGATAACTGGAAAAGCATTTATGATTGGATGAAATCTATAGGTAATATTGATAACGACAAAGAAGGCAGTAATTATTCGTCTTGGGCTACTACAGCTAACTTACAAATTTTAAAATCAAATTACTACCCTCTGTCTAATCGAAATTTTACTTTTTATAATGTAATACCAACAGACCTTAGCGCACTTAATTTTAGATCAGATATCAGCGATACCAACCCAGTGACTTCTACTGTTAGATTTACTTATTCACATTATCGCATTGATTAATTTAAAAAAATTTAACAAATGAAAAACCCTCGGGTGTTTAGCCCGAGGGTTTTTTGTTTTACTTAACCTTACCTAGGATTAGGATCCGTAGGTGTTGCCGTGGAGACCAGTTACTGCGGTGAGGCGGTAGTATTGGTTAGCTCCGCTCTGAGTGGTGAAGTCAGAACCGTAGGGGGTTCCGTCAGTCTTCAGAACGTATGGGTTGGCAACCATGCCGTAACGGGTCTTGAACGCGATACGGGGTTGGAAGGTAGCGGGATCGATAGCTCTCATCATTTGGAGAGGAACGTATGGGCAGTAGAAGATACCTGCATCATACGGTGACTCGCCCTTATAACCAGCGCAGAAGAAGTTAACGCCGAGCTGAGAATAAGGATCGATGTAAACACGGAGCTTACCGTTCAAGAGACCAGCAAAGGTGCTGCCAGTGTCATCGACTGCGAGTTGTGTGTTTAGTGCGGGTGAGAGGTTGAGGAAGCCTGACATAGCGAGGGCTGATGCGACATCGCTTGAGACGATGACGAAGTTACCCTTACCACGGCGAGTCTCCTTGGCAATTGCATTGCACTCACGTTCAATCTGGAAGACCAGACCACGGAAGCGCTCGGCTGACCAACGACCATCGGAGTCGAGGTCGAGGTTATAGGTTCCTGCGCCAGTGATGTCAGTTTGCTGAGATCCTGCACGGGCAACCCAGTAGATGCTGCGGACGATCTCGCGGTTGATTTCAGCAAGAATTTCTGTGCTGAGAAGATTAGCGAGTTCGGCTTCAGCGTCAAGACCGTGAACAGCCTTGAGGTCTTGTGCCAATTCAACGGTGTAGCCTGCAGACAGAGCGCGGGTTGCGGCTGCTACTGCGACACGGTCGATGGTGAAAGACATCTTGTTCAGTACGTTGGTAGCAGTTGAACCTGCATCGTAGCTGAGGTTTTCACCGTTTGAGGTGAGCTGTGCGCGAAGACCAGTGAAAGTGGCAAGGTTTTTGCCGCTGGTGAATGCTGCAGATGTTGCAGTTGGGTTAACACCAATTGCGCTTGGTGAAGTGCCGCCTGCTGCGGTAAAGCCACCTGATGCACCGCTTACGCCTGAGAAGCGAGCATCGGGCTCTTGGAACTGAGCTTCGTTGGTGATAGCGTTGATTGAGCTGTCGCCGTACTTAGCACGCATCGCGAAGATGAGGCCAGTTGGAGCAGTCATTGGCTGAACGCCGCAGATGTCGTAAGCCATGAGGTTTGGCATAGCGCGACGAACCAAGCTGATGAGGATTGGGTCATATCCGCGCAGACCACCAGCAGCAGTTGTAGCAACTACGTTACCGATGTCGCTACCGGTTGTCATGTTCTCGGTGAGGTACTGGTCGCGCATGGACTGCTCTTGATTCTCAAGCAGAACTGCGGTAACTTTTGATTTCCACTCGTCACCGATTGAGGGAAGCGCATCGTGCTTAAGCACGGGATTCCACTTTTCAGTGAGAATGTCATATGGGGTTTCGTCTCTAAAGCTCATTTTAGTTATATCTCCTGTGGATTGTAATTATTTAGTAAAAATTTAAACTTTCTTAGCCAGTCTATTCAATGTGCTGGCGTAACTCTCTACGAGAGTTGTTGGAACGCTAGGTACTGAACTGAAAGTCATTTCCGGCACTGGCTGCTCTGGAATGGCTACTCTCTGCCCTAAGTAGTGTTCCTTTAGGGTGAGCAGTTTAGTCTTGTAATCTTCGATTGAGTTGAATTCAATATTTTCAACCAAGGAAGCAAGCTTTTCTACTTGGGTGTCAGCCATATCCTTTGTCTCGTTGACAAAAATTCCGGCGCACTCAGAGATAAGAAGATCCTTGCGAAGACGCATGTTTTCATGGATGACTTCGTTTAGGTCGCCCTGAAGCTTGTTGGATTGCTCGTATAGGCCGTCAAGAACGTTGTACTTCTCGGCGGGGACATCAACATAGTGCATCTCAAAGAGCTTCTTGAGGCCAAGAATGAAGTTCTCAGCAAGAGTTGACTTGATGCCAGTTTCAACTGACAGTTTGTTTTCTTGCATCCATTCTTCTACGACATAGTCAAGATAGTCATCGATCTTTTCGGTCAAAGTGACGGTGATTTCACCGACTTTGCCTTCAAACTCTTCTTGAAGAGCCGGAGCAATCTCTTCGGCGATTGCCTTGAGCTTGGTATCGACAGCGGCTTCAAAAAGTGTCTTGGCTTGGACAAAGAAGCTTTCAGAAACATTGACTTCAGAAAGCAGTGAACGAAGGCTGGCTTCGAATGCTATTGCTTCTTGCATGTCAGTCTCGTCTTCTTCTTCTTCTTCTCCTTGGGCAGCAGCATTTTGTGCAATTGTTGCAGCAGCGGCACCTTGGGGACGAAGGGTGGCTTGGTTCATCATGGCAGTCTGTGGAGTTGCGATAGAACCGGGAAGAACGGGAGTTGCTCCGTTAGAAGCAAATGCGCCCTTCATGTTGGAGTCGTGTACTGGCATTCCCACATTTTCTTTGATAATATTCATTAGGTATTCGTTTGTTACTGGGTCGCTCATATGAGTTCCTTTGTGCTTTATTATTTAGTCAATTCTTAGTTTTTGTATTAAAATTTAATTACCGACTTACTTTGATGCAAGCCCAGAGGCTCCACCAAAGTTTTTCAAAATTGTCTGCAATAGACCAAGTTGATCGGGTTCGTGTAGGGGTCTTGGCTGGGCTCCAATGCCTTTGTAAAAATTAGCAACATTGGTCATGTTACGAATACCCTCTTGCTGTGCTTGGGTTTCTTTTTCAAATGTCTTTGGAAGATTTGCAGCTTGTTTTGCGGCCAATACACCAGCAGTGGTAGCTAAAAATGCTTCACCCTTGGCATCACCAGCAAGACCAAACGCAGAGCGTGGACCTTTGGCGATGGTTTCTACAGCACCCCTGGCAAAGTCTGGAAACTTTTCTTTTCCCATTATGGATGGGTCAATTAATGGAAAAACTTTTTTCTTTCCAGTTGACGAAGACACGCTGGGACCAACTGAAGTTGTTGGTCTTGCTGAGCTTGGGGTTGAAGTACCACTGCCGAAGCCACCGGCCTCGGCAATATAGTATAAGGCTGATACGGTTGAAGATCTCATATGCTTTTTAAGAATTGACCAAAGACCTTAAGCATGTTTTTTTCAAGGTTTCTGCTTGAGCTCTTTTTAATGGTGTTATGATAACCTTCGACAACTTCGGCGCGCAAAACTCCATTGTCCCAAACCCATTCTCTTCCTTCCATGATTCCGTTTACGAATGCATTTGGAGCAGAGGGGTCGGCAACAATATCAATTGCGGCTAACATAAAATCTTCTTGGACTTCTTGGTATCCGTTGCGTGCTTTGAGAGAACCCATACCACGGCTGGAAACGCCAAGTTTAGCACCTTCGTTGATGAGATTTTTTACAATATTTCCCATCGGGGTGTTTAAAATCTTGGCACGACCAATCATGTCTCTACCAGATTCATTCAAATTCTTAACCATGTGTGAAACACGGTCAAGGTTGACTGTAGGTCCGCTTGGGTGGTTAAGTTCACCCAAAGCACGACCCTTGTCAACATATTCTTTGATGTAACGGCGGCACTCTTTGATCATGGTGGGAGTAGGATACACTCTACCATTGCGGTTCTTTACTTCGCTCTGAAGAAAGACGCCCTCAATGAAATAATCCTTACCACCGCCAGCGGCGTCTTCTTGAATGTATCTTACGTCTTCTACTAGTTCGGTGATAAGTTTCATGGTTTAGTATGTTCCGTAGCTGCGACTAATGCGGTCGGTGCCAGCCTCTGGGGCTAGGTCAGCTTCCATTTCCTCTTCGCCTTCTTCGTTGTAGTCTTCAGACTCAGTGTCATCTTCTTCCAGATCTTCTTCAGCTTCTGAGAGAACAAACATAGTCTTAGCTACGTCGTGGTATTGTTCATCAAGACGAATTGCGAGTTTTTCCAACAAAACTTTGTTGACGATTTGGCGAAAATCTACGGCGTTTTCGTTGACGATTGATTCGATTAGTGAGAGTTTGTCGGTCATGTAAATAATCCTTTTACTTTCTTTGCAAATTCGGTAGCTTGTTTAAAGTGTTGTGGACTTTCAAACAAATTGCGTGCCAAAAGCTTTTGATTTTCTGAGTTAAGATTGTCAAAAAGCTGTTTAACTGGTGAAATTTCATTTTCCGAAATATTTATAATAGACTTGTTTTTAAATTGTATTTTAAGAGTCTTTTTATCTTTAAATTGCTCCAACAAAGAGATAAAATCTTTAACTTCTTCAGTCAGATTTATCTCCTTTTCGACAATTTTTTCTTGCATAGACTCAAAAATTTTAATAGATAAAAATTTACAAAAGTCTTCTTTTCTTAGGCTTAGCTCTTGATTTAAGCCCTGTTGAAATAAGTCTTCGTCGCCCTCAATTAGGCTTTCTATCAATCTATGCACTCTTAGAGCACTACTCATGCCTGCTGCTCTCCTTCAGGGGGAACTCCCTGCGCAGCTTCAGCAGCTTGTTGGGCCTGAAGTTTCATTGCATCTTCTTGAATTTCACCGTCCATTATTTTCATTTCTTCATCAGTCATACGAAGAATATTTTTACGAATATAACTTTGAGAAATGTATTTGCCTACAAATCCTTCAGCTACAGATACCATCTTTAGACGTTCAGCAAGAATTTCTGTTTCTTTGATATCCCAGAAGTAGTTGTCAGTATTGTATTGGAGTTTAACATAATACTTAATACTGTTCCAATCGTCTTCGGTCATTGTTCCTGACAAAAGCAATTCGACTTTTAACAGTTGCAAGAAAATTTGACCAAATTGGTGACGAAGCCGTTCAATGAATTTGTAAAACTTAATCTCTTCTCTGGAGATTTCGGTTGTACGACCCATATTGAAACCAGAATTGGTATCAAGTCTGGAGATAGGAACGTTTAGCGCTGAGTACAGTTTCTTTTTGAAGTAGTCAACGTCTTCGATCTGGGACATTGCTTGGCCCCCCGGCAGCACTGAAATTTCGGTGCCTCTGGAGCCTTCTCTGCGAGGAATCCAATAGTCTTCAAGAAGCGATAAATGGTTGAGATCATTTTTAATTTCACCAGATCCTTGGTTGTAAACAATTTTATTTCTGAAACGAGACATCATGTCACGTAGATATTGCTCTGCTTTTTGCTTTGGAAGCTGACCAACGTCTACGTAAAATACTCTTCTTTCCGGTGCGCGAGCAACGCGGTAAACCATCAGTGCGTCTTCCAACTGGCGCAACATGTTGATAGGTCTGATTGCCTTGTGTAAATAGCCAATTACGCGCTTGCTATTCAGGTCAATGATGCCTGAGTGGACGTATCCAATAGCATCCTTGGCAATTCTAATTCCTTGATTTGGAGTAGTCAAAAAAGATTCTTTATCTGTATTCGAATAAAGATAAAACTCTTCAATATTCTTAATCAGGGCTACCATGCCAGTGCTCAGGCTAGCTGGTTCTTTTTGGACATTTCGAATCTTTTTAATTTTTAACGGATCAAGAGGAATTAGTTCTTGAATTCCGTCTTTTGGATTTTTTTCATCAATGATGACATAGTAAAAAAGTTTGCTGTCAACATACCATCGGCGATAGATTTCATATGCCTTTGAATTAAAATCCATCATCTTCAGAATGCGCTCAAAGCTGAGATGCATCTTGCGTTTTACCATGTCAGAAAGTGGTACATCAGTCAAGTCTAATTTTACTGGCTTGCGATCTGTACCCCATACTATGGAGGAGTTTACGATCTCATCTATTGCGGCATCAACTTCCGGGTACAGTGACATGTTCCGGTACTGGACGATGTTTGCATTTTCGTCCTTTAAAGATGCCGAATAATCTACGTAAGTGCCAAATACACCGCCAGCTTCAACCGCGACGGTTCCATCAAATTCTTCTTTGGCAATTAATCTTTTTGGGCCACTTAAAACATCATATGCGCTTGCATCTTGTGCAGAGCGTTTTTTACCAAATTCAAATCCAAATACTTCGATGTTCATGATGATCTTTCACAATATTTAGATGCAATTAAGACAGCAAGTCTTGACCGGTAGCGGTCGTATCTAAAGTCGTATCATTAATTCTTATTTCATCGTAAAGCATAATTACTGAAAAAGTATTCATAAAATTACGACGAGTCATGTTTAGATCGATATCGCTGACGGTTTTGGGCCAACACCCTCTCAGTTCAAATGTTTTTAGTGGAGTCGAATTACCATTTAAATTTAAATGCTGAATTGTCCAATTTTGTTTATATTGCAAAAATGGAGCAGGACCGGGAGCTCCACCGCTATCTGGTTGATTGGAGTTGTGGCTATTAATTTCATTTTGCCATTTGGTAAATAAATCCCATAAATGTGTAGGATTGGCTTCAGTTGTTGATCCATTTTTGATATCATCATATATGGTCATTTGCCATGGAGAATATTCTCTATCTCCTGGAATATTTACTTTTCTACCGTAAGCATTTAAAGTTAACGTAATGTTTGTTACAGGTGGCAGAAATGTTGAACGAACGTGGAAAGTATGTGGAGTTGCAGCACCACCATACTCACCAACTGCACCTGTTACCAAAAATCTATTTGGTCTGGTACCACCATTAAATTGATCCTTGAAGTCTGATAAATCCATATTAAATTATTTCTTAAGTTTGTATAGTTGTTAGGTCGTAGTAATCGTAGCTAAAAGTTACGGTAAATGATACTAAACTTCCACCTTCGCCCATATCAAATCCAATTTGACCTACTTCAGACGGCCAAGCATGATTTAAAGTAATTTTTCTAAGAACACCGTGTCCTGCTGTATTAGTAGTACTATTTCCTAAAGAATGAGATAGTTGATTTACCTCAATTGTTTTTAGTAATAGGTTGCTACCATTTGCAGCAAATGTTGGATCTAATGATTTATTAGTTGCATGGCTATTTAAAAGATTTGACCACTTGTGAAACAGTGACCAAGACTCGTTGTTTCCAGTATCATCTATTATAGTAACAGTCCACGGCTTGTAATCTCTGTCGCCTGCAAAGTGTGCCACGCGACCTCTATAAGGAATAGAAATGCTTCCAAGTTCTCCTTCGGGAAGCTTTGCAGCAACTGCGTGATATGTCAAATTTACATCACCTGCTTGAACAGCAGCTGGCCAATTGAATTTAATTGAAAACCGATTGGCTCTAGTGCCGCCGTTAAACCCATTTTTAAAGTCTGAAATGGTTTGACTCATTCATTACTCCTGTGCTGTGACAGTTACGAGGAAGCCATTGACTGCAGTTCCGGGATTTGACGTAAAGGTTTGCTTTGGATAAATTTTAATGTCAACTCGCAAAGTTCCACTGGTAGTAGTGTTATTTGTTGAATCGCAAACTACAATTCCGGGTGAATCAAAAGATCTGGTACCAGTAGTATCAAGAGCATTCAATAGATTAGAACCAGCATTACTGAGTGCATTTATTACGCTGGTACGTGCAGCTGCCCATGTTGCAGTGTTGCTTATTGCGGCATCTACGTACTGTGCAATAGCATCTTCTGCAATGGTTTTTACTTGTTGAATCAAACTTGGAACACCGACTCTGTTGTTTGCAGTATATCCGCCAGTGACGCCTACGTAATCTGAAGCCAGATAATAGCCACTTCCAACTCCCGATTGGTAATAGTTGATGCGCTTGCGCTTCAATGTATCGCTATACTGCCAAGAAGAACTAGGAGCCGCTGGAGTAATAGTATCTACATTGAGAACCGATGCCAAATTTGATCCGGTGGCGGCGATGTAGACGTTTCCAGCAACCTTTGCTCTGTGCATTGCACCTGCTACGTCACTGATCAGTGGAATGGTGATTTGCAGTGTACCATTTTGACCAAAATTATTTGTAGCAATTGTCTTAGTTTTTAGACCCATAATACAGAAGGTCTTGTTAAGTGCTGCTCCATTTAGAACATAAGCAGTTAGACCTGCAACGTTTTCAATATTTTGATATAGTGAAGACCTTCCATCCAAACCTGGATAGCGATTTACATCGCTGTAAGTTCCAGTTGTACTGTTCTGTGCTAAACTAAAATCGGAACCGGAGAGGCCTGAGTGAATGATTACAAAATTTTCACGGAAAGCATTTCCGGTATCCAACAAAGCGTTGAATATATTATTACGTCTAACAACGTTTGCATAGCTGTTGTTTAAGAAATCTGCACTTGATCCATGGCAGAAGTTATATGTGTTTCCGCTTGCATATGAGTATGGAAGAGCTCCATACACAGCTCTATTATTTCCAGTAGTAATTCCTTGAGCATCAAGGTATGAAGCCATGTCCAACGTCATAATGACATCTGCACCTGGTTGGAGCGGAGTAGTCATATTATTATCCAACACAGCATAATCACCACCAACGCATGCTATACCGCCATAAGAAAGATAATTTAAAACTGTATAAAATTCAATTCCAGTTCGACTTAGAGTATATTGACTGTTTGTATTGTCATAGACAACAAATGCTCCAGTTATGCCGCCGCCTTTAAAATCAACCTCACCTGTGAGCTCATCTTCTGGCAAAACACCGCCAGTGTTTCCAGTATAGGATCCCGGTAAAAATATATCTCTTAAAAATAAAAATCTGTTTCTATTTGTATTATTTGCCGTTGCTTGACTATCTTGCGCATATGCTGCGTCGGTTCTTCCGTAACCCAGTGAGTCGGGAGTTTGTGGCAAATAGTTTCTAATAATAGCATTTATGTTATTGTGTATGGCATTCAAATAACCAATAAATCCCTGTGGATTTTTAAAAATAAATGCCTGTGTTTCTTGAGCAAACTCATAATCTCTATTTGAAAAGTCAGTACTGGTTAAATTATATATTGCAACTTCTGGCAGATTTGACTCCTGTACTATCTTTAAAAGACCATAAAGACCACATGCAGTTAATCCTGGGAATTGATTTCCTGGAGTTGCTGATGCGCTTTGCCAGTATCCAGCAGATAAAGCAGCCACTAGTGCCTTTGTAACATCACTTGGTGGTGTTTCTGACTCAAAATTACGAGCCTGAGTGTCAATAAAATCCGTAAAGGGGCTGTTTGGTACTGAAGATAGTGATCCTGGTCCTGTTGGTAATCCCATAATATTCCTCGCTAGTATTTATAAGATTTTTTATGAGGGATACCAAACAACCTGTCCGTCAGACCACCCATCTGGTGTTACATCATCAGATGCTTTTTCAGTATTTCCCGCC